CATGGGGAAGTATGTCTCGTGCAGCAGACCGCCGCCGACGATCGCCACCAGGCCGGTGTCGCCGTGCACCCATTCCGGCAGGAAGTTCTGGATGGCGTCGAAGACCAGGGCGTCAGGGTTGCGGTAGTCGCCGCCGGCGGCCTTGACGATGATCTTGCCAGGGGTGGCTTCGCCGGTGCTGAAGACGTGCGAGGGGCGGTTGGCGCGGATCTGCTGCAGCCAGCCGATGTTGACGTCCTGCAGCAGCGGATTGGCGACGCGATCGGTCTGGGTAGCGGCCGAAATGCCGTTCCAGCCGATCATGATGCGGTCGCGGGCCTGCTGCAGCAGCACCTGGTTGCGCATGCGGATCTGGAAGTCCTTGAACTTCGCCCACAGATCCATCTTGGCGTAGGTGACGTGGGTGTCGAAGTTCGTCTGCTTGCACTCGTAGCGGTCGGCGTCGAGCGTGGTCGGGTCGCGGGTCTCGCGATCACGGGCATTGGTGTCGGTGCGGCCCGCCAGGGTGCCGGCTACGCCCAGGCCCAGCTTTTCGCCCGATTGTTCATCGACCGGGACGACGTTGATCTGGCTGAGGAACTCAGAGCTTTCGCGCTGCTTGTCGATCAGCGTCTGCTGAACCGACGGATCAACGGAGAACTGCTTCTCGCCAATGACCGTGCCTTCGGCGACGTGGTTCAGTTCGGCCTGGCGCGACAGCCAGGTGGTGTAGAGCAGGCGGGTTTTCGTCTTCATCGGGGTCAGGTTCCGTGACGGAGGGCGTCGAGGGGGAGCGGGAGGCGAGGGCGGATCAGCAGTCGGTCTGCTCGACGCCGTCGCCGCCGCTGTGGATCGGGCGGGCGCTGTGGTTGCGCTCGGGGGTCTTTTCGATGTCGGCGCGCAGGGCGGCGAACTCGCTCTCGATCTTGCGCATGCGCTGATCGGAGGCGTCGGACACCTGCTTCAGCGTGGCCGACAGGTCGGTCGAGAACTGGGAGAAGGCGGCGACCAGGGCGGCGTTGTCCGCGGGCTGGGACTGCGGCGAGTTCTGGCTGAGGTTTTGTTGCTCGGCCTTCGGGGTCTGCGGGGCCTGGTTCGATCCCAGAGCGCGGGCCAGTGCGGCGAAGACCTTGTCCATCGCGCTTTCACCCGATGCGCCGGCGGGTTCGTCCTCGAGTTCGATCTTGGTCTCGATCGCCGAGGAGAAGACACAGCTGCTGTGCGCTTTGCGGCGATCGATGTCGGCCTTGCGGATGGCAGCGTAGGGATCGTCGGTGCGGGTGGTGAATTGCAGGGCCTCAGTGCCCAGCGACGCCGGGGTGTCGGTGACGGCCAGGCCCATGAGGTAGGCCTTTCCGGTGCCGGAGAAGTTCGGTTCGACCTCGATCGAGGTGTAGATCTTCTGGCGTTCACGGTTGAAGGCGACCAGGGCCGAGGTGGGATCGATCTGGGCGTATAGCGCCAGGCGCTTCTCGGTCTTTCCGGCGATCTCGATGTCGTCGGTCTGGACCCGGACGGCCAGGACGTCGCCATAGGCCTTGAAGTCGCTATTCGGCGTGTAGCCCTTGATGTGCTCCAGGTTGACGCGCGCGCCGTAGGTCTTCGGATTGAAGGTTTCGGCGATGTCCTTCAGCCACTGGCCTTCGATCACGCGACCGTCGGAGGCGGTGGCGCCTTCCACGGCGACGCGGAAAAAGCGGGTCTGGACGGTCTTGTCGGCCATGGTGGCTCCTGGCTGCTCTGTGCGGGGCGCGGCGCTTTTCCCAGGGCGGGGGCCGGCGTCATCGAAGAGCCTGCAGATCACCGCCGAGCGGCCTTCATTCTCAAGGCGCGGCTATTGTGCGGGGCGGACCTGACCACAGCGGGCCGTCAGAGGCGGGTCAGGTGCGCGGGTAGCGTCCGGCCCGATGAGAACCCGCCCGAAAAAGCAGGACGGCCCAGAGCCCGGAGGGTCTGACGACCTCGGCGCCTTGCTGGCGTCGTGCGGCGGGTTCGGCTTTCCGGTCGCGGCCATGCTCGATGAGCGGCAGGCGGCCAAGTATCTCAGCTGGTCCAAATGGCGTGTGACGGACATCGCCAAGCTGTTGGGTCAGCCTGAAGGCACGATCGCCAGCTGGAAGAGCCGGGACAAGTGGGACGAGGCCACGCCGTTCGAGAAAATGGCGGGCGTCACCGAGGCCCGATACGTCGCCCTGGTCATGAAGGCCAACAAGACTGGCCTGGACTTCAAGGAGATCGACCTGCTGGCGCGGCAGGCCGAGCGGTTCGCGCGGATCCGCCGCTATCAGCAGGCGGACGGCCACGAAGGCGACCTGAATCCAAACGTCGCCAACCGCAACGCCGGACCGAAGAAGAAGCCGGAGAAGAACCGGATCACGGCCGACCAGGTCGAGATCCTGAAGGCGGCGCTGCTGAAGCAGATGTTCGGCTATCAGGAAACCTGGTGGTCGAAGCGCGACCTGCGCAACCGGATGATCCTGAAGTCGCGCCAGATCGGCGCGACCTATTATTTCGCCCTCGAGGCGCTGATCGTCGCCCTGGAGACCGGCAAGAACCAGATCTTCCTTTCGGCATCGAAAGCCCAGGCCCATGTCTTCAAGGGCTATATCCGCGCCTTCGTGATGAAGGAGATCGGCGTCGAACTCAGCGGCGACCCGATCGTGATCGACCGGGGCGAGGACGAAGAGGGCAAGATCCTCGAGCAGCCGACGCTCTACTTCCTGGGCACCAACGCCAGGACGGCGCAGGGCTATCACGGCGATTTCTATTTCGACGAATTCTTCTGGGTCTTCGGCTTCGACACGCTGAAGAAGGTCGCCTCCGGCATGGCGATGCAGAAGCGCTACCGGAAGACCTACTTCTCAACGCCGTCGTCCATCACCCACGAGGCCTACAAGTTCTGGACCGGGGCCGAGTGGAACAAGAAGCGCAAGAAGAAGGAAGATCGGCGGGAGTTCGATGTCAGCTGGGCGGCGCTGAACGTCGCCGGCCAGATATGCCCGGACCGCATCTGGCGTCACATGGTGACGATCGAGGACGCGGAGCGCCTGGGCTGCGACCTGTTCGACCTGGACGAACTGCGCGACGAGTATTCGGTCCCCGAGTTCGAAAACCTGCTGATGTGCGGGTTCGTGGACGACAGTCTGTCGGTCTTCCCGATCGCCATGCTGGCGCCCTGTATGGTCGATCCAGAAGACGACTGGCCCGACGTCGACAAGGCACGGATCATGCTGGGCATGGGCAAGCCCTACGCCGGCGAGGTGTGGCTGTCATACGACCCCAACGGGGACGGTGAGAACGCCGACGCCGCCGGCCTGATCGTGCTGGCGCCGCCGACGGAGCCGGGCGGCGTGTTCCGGGTGCTGGAGCGCCGGCAGTTCAAGGGCAGCCGCTTCGACGAGCAGGCGGAGGTGATCCGCCGCTACACCAAGCGCTACAAGGTCACGAAGATCGACATCGACAAAACCGGCATCGGCGACGCCGTGTTCCAGCTGGTGCAGACCTTCTTCCCGACGGTGACGGGGCACCAATACGACGCCTTCCTGAAGACCCAGATGGTCTACAAGGCGCTCGACGTCATCATGAAGCGCCGCCTGGAGTTCGATCGCGAGTTCAAGGATCTGGCCGGGGCGTTGATGTCGATCCGCCGGACGATGACCGCGTCGGGCCGCAAGGTCACCTACGAAGCCAGCCGGACCAAGGACAGCGGCCACGCCGATCTGGCCTGGGCCCTGCTGCAAGCCCTGTTCAACGAGCCGATCCAGGCCGCCATCGGAGCCGATGTCGGATCCTCGACCGTGGAGATTTACGACAATGACTGAGACCCTGCCTGCGAAGCCCGTCGAGGGCGTGGTCGAGGCCGGCCCCATGGCCTTCGCCCTGGGCGATGCAGAGCCGGTGCTGAACCGGCGCGAACTGCTGGACGGCCTGGAATGCTGGGACGTAGCGGGGCTGGGCGGGCGCTATTACCAGCCGCCGTTGCCGATGGATGTCCTGTCGAAGGCCGGCAACGTCACGTCGCACCACTCCTCGGCCTTTCGGGTGAAGCTGAACCAGCTGCTGCGCGACTTCATCCCGCACCCCATGCTGGACCGCGCCACGTTCGAGGGCATCGTCCTGGATCACCTGGTGCTGGCCAACTACTACCTGGAGAGGATCGACAACATCGCCGGCCGGCCGATGAAGCTGAAGCGCAGCCTGGCGCGCTATACCCGCGTCGGGGTGGAGGAGGGGGCCTTCGTCTTCCTGCAGGGCTGGCGCAAGGAACACTGGTTCAAGAGGGGCTCGGTTTTCCACGGCATGCAGCCCTGGCTGGACCAGGAGATCTACGGCGTGCCGGAGTATCTCAGCGCCCTGCAGTCGGCTTTCCTCAACGAGGGGGCAACCTTGTTCCGCCGGCGCTACTACATCAACGGCGCCCATGCCGGGTTCATCATGTATGTGGGCGAAGGCGGTCTGAGCACCAAGGACGCCGATACCCTGCGTCAGGCGCTGAAGGACACCAAGGGGGTCGGCAACTTCAAGTCGATGTTCGTCCACCTGCCCAACGGCAAGAAGGACAGCCTGCAGCTGCTGCACCCAGGCGAGGCCGCGGCGAAGGATGAATTCGTCGGGATCAAGAACACGACGCGCGACGACGTCCTGGCGGCGCACCGCGTGCCGCCCCAGCTGCTGGGCGTCGTGCCCGCGAACGCCGGCGGCTTCGGCGACGTCGAGAAGGCCGACCAGGTCTTTTACCGCAACGAGATCCAGCCGCTGCAGCAGCGGTTCCTGGCCATCAACGACTGGCTGGGGATTGAGGTGGTTCGGTTCAGGGAGCGGGCAGGGGCCTAGATTTGTCCCAACGCTCGGCCAGTGTCCCCACGGCTTCAATCGGGAAGCGATAGCTGCCGAGCAAGTAGAGGGCTCTAGCGCGGCTGAGCGGCTTGAGATCCTCAGGCGTTCTCCTGGGCCGTGCAGCGCCGAGCAGATTGGATGCTCGAGCATATAGCTCGGCGGCGTAGACCATTTCGGTTTCCAACGTGGCCGAAAGGACGTTGTTGTCAGGCGTCGATAGCTGGTGCTGCCGAGATCGCCAGCGGACGCGATGGACTTGGATTTGGCTTAACAGTTCGACGTAGCCATCCGCTTCGGCCGAGTCGCCAGCGTTCTCAATCATCGCCCGAATTTCGGGGAAGATCCGCTCGTCCAGTGTGGGGGGGCCTTCGATCGGATTATTGTATGAGGTCAGGCCGGTGGAGCGGATAGCCACTGCGTGTTGTTCTAGCAGGGCGCGGTAGCTCCGTTCAGCGTAGTCGCAGACGGTGGACATGGCCTCAGGCATCATGGCCAGCCATGCGCGTCGGGCTCGTGCTAGGCGGTCATCCTCGATCGACTGGGCGTGGCGCATCTGCGCGACGACGTAGTTCGCGGCGATTCCGGCCGCCATAATCGTGAGGACGCCACCCAGAATATCCCCCCATTCCTTGAGCGCTTCGAGGTTGCCGAGGCGTCCGGGGACGATGACTGCCGCTGCAACTATGCAAAGGAGGGCGACTGATACGGCCATCATCGCCAGACGGTTGTGAGTGTCATTGAATTTCAAGACTATTGTCCCGTCCGCCCCAAACAAGAACACGAAGTCGCTCAGGCTGGCTGGGGGGTAGAAAAGGCTCGGCCACCGCTTTGAAGCGGGGGCCGGGCGCGCCAACGCCCGAGCCGCCGAGCCAAGACTCAGCACGTCCAGGGGTGCACGCCCCTTTCGCCCCGCCACCGGCCAGACCGGCGGGGCGCACTTGTGGTTGAGTCGTCTATGTTTTCAACGTCCGTTACTCCCGTCGTTCCCGTTCGGCCCATCGCGCCGTGGATCGGCGGGAAGCGCAATCTGGCGCGCCGGCTGTGCGCTCTTATCGAGGCCACGCCTCACGCCCTCTATGCCGAGCCGTTCGTAGGGATGGGCGGCGTTTTCTTCCGCCGGCGCAGCCGCCCGAAGTGCGAGATCATCAACGACTACTCAGGCGAGGTGGCGAACCTGTTCCGCTGTATGCGGGCGCACCCGGCGGCTCTGACCGAACTGACGGCCTGGTCATTGTCGTGCCGCGAGGAGTTTGAACGCCAGTTGCGCACCGACACGACAACCCTGACGGATCTGCAGCGGGCGGCGCGGTTCATCTATCTGCAGAAGCTGGCGTTCGGGGGGAAGGTGACGGGTAAGGTCTTCGGCGTGGCGAAGACAGGCCCCGCACGATATCGGGCCAGCCGCGTGGGGGAAGATTTGCTGGCTGCCGCCGCGCGCCTTGAGTCTGTCACGATCGAGAACCTGGACTGGGCTGATTTCATCGCCCGCTATGATCGGCCGGACGCGCTGTTCTATCTGGACCCGCCCTACTTCGGTTGTGAGCGTGACTATGGCGACGACCTGTTCGGGCGCGGCGAGTTCTCGGCCATGGCCGAGCAGCTGGCCAAGCTGAAAGGTCGTTTCATCCTGTCGCTGAATGACCGGCCCGAGGTGCGCGAGATCTTCGCTGCTTTCGAGATCGACGCGGTCGGCACCCACTACGGGCTGGCCGGGCGCGGCGCCCAGGAGGCACGCGAGGTCATCATCACGGGCGGCGGTTGAGGCTTCTCCACAGCCCTACGCAGGGAGTGGAACAAATATAGAACAAAAAGCTTGAGCCGTGACGGCCCGGCGCCCTAGAGCGGCGTCGGGTCGGTCAGCTGGTCTGGAGCTGCACCATGCGAACGAACGAAGGGCGGCAGACGCCGCCGAAGACGAAGCCGACGCGCGAGGATAGAGCGCTCGGTACATTGATGGCCATCTGGCAGTACGGCGAAGCCGCGCGCGCGGATCCGGTGCTGCTGAACATGCAGGCCCGGGTGGCGGCCGAACTGGCGCGGATATCGCCCGAGGCGGCGGCCAAGGGCAAGGCGCTGTTCGAACGGCTGGCGGCGCGAGGCTGAGATGGCGACGCAGCTGCCTCACTATCTGCGTCCGCCCGAGGAATGGACCGCCGAGAACGTGACCGCGCGCGACCTGGTCGTCTGGCGCGATATCGTCGTGTCTGCCTTCTGCGAAGGGTGCCGCGTGTCGCGGGAGATGAACGTCTGGCGTATCGGCGCGCGCCTCGCAGACGATCATCTCCAGGAGTTGCGCTTTCGGTGCGCCACATGCGGCGTGTATCCGAGCGTGATCGAGATTTCGCGCCGCGACAGCATGACCGGCCGGAAGCTTCTGATGGTGCCACTGAGGCCTCGAGCCTGGGATGACGGTCACCGCGAGGATCAGGCCAGGGCGCTGCAGCGGGCTGAAGCGCGCTACAAGGCCAGGAACGAGCGGGAACAAAACACCTGGGCTCGGGCTGAGTCAGCGACCCGCAGGGAGTAGGCCAGGGTGTGCAACAACTATCGCCTCCACGTGCCGGCGAACCAGCTGGTGACGCCGTTCACCGGGCTGGGCCGCACCCTGACCATGCCCTTGAGCCGGCCGAACCTTGAGCCGGGCGATTATCGCATCGGCGATCGCGCGCCGATCGTGGTGGCGGGCGAGAACGGCCTGCAGCTCGAGATGACGCCCTGGGCGTGGAAGGCGCCGACGGGGCGGCCGGTCTTCAACTTCCGATCGGACGGTCGATCTTTCGCAGGCTCGACGCGCTGCCTGATCCCGGCCGACGGCTTCTATGAGTTCACGGAGCCGAAGGTCCAGGGCAAGAAGACGAAGTGGCTCTTCACGATGGCCGGCCAGCCATGGTTCTGGATCCTGGGCATCATCAAGGACGGCGCCTTCGCCATGCTGACGACCGAGCCTGGGCCCGACCTCGCGCCCTATCATGACCGTCAGATCGTGCTGCTGCCTCAGGACGCCGGCGTCCACTGGCTCGACCTGTCGGCCGCTCAGGACATGATGCTCGCCCCATGCCCCGCCGGCTCCCTGGACGTGCGCCGGATCTGGCCGGAGTAGGGGCGGCCACGCCGCCCGACCGAGCCCCCAAGGCGGCCGACCCCACCTCGACCCCGAGCGCCGCGCTTTTCCCCCCGCCTCGCCCGCAGGGTTTGTGTGTCGCATTTCTTGCACTTATGGCGACGCTGCTAATGGCTGCAGGCGGGGCCGAGAGGGCGAGGCACGTCGTCAGAGAAGGCTTGCGGATCCTTGCAGCTAGGCTGCCCAGGACGTCTTGAAATCGAGTTTGCGCAATAGCTGCCAAAATGAGCAGCAAGGGACGTCAAACTGAGCGCAGACATCCGGAATCTTACGTTTGGAGCGCTTGGCATCCTTTGCGGATTGTTCGTGCGTCACCACGCATCGGCCGGCTGGATCTGCACGGCCGTAGGCAATCAGAAATGGATCACGGCCGATCTTGGCGAGTTCGATCTCAGTGAGATCGGCGGCGTAGCCGTTCAAAAGAATGTTCTGAACGCTTTCCAGATCACACTCTTCGCCCAAGACGAGGTCATTTTTGATGCCCGTCGATTTGATCCAACCGAAAAGAAGATCCTTTTCGGCATCGTTCATACCGACGGCGATCTCTTCGTAAATCTCAACCGGCATTTTAAGCCGTCCGGCTTTGGCGTGGTGAGCGATCCATGCCCAATATTCTGGAACCCGGTTGGTGGGGTAGTAATGATTGTGCGCGGTAATGAGGCAATTCGCGTCGATCAAGAAAATCGTCATGT